AGCCATTGTAGATGTGGTGGCCTACACGGGGCATATAAACAACAGTAGTTGTAGTTGGGACGTAGCTGTCGCTTCTCTCTGGGTTGTTTACCATGCCACCGAGGTCACTGCGGTACATGTGTGCGCCGTAGACTAGGATACCATCGTCTCCGTTAACAGCAGCAGAGATTCCACCATTTGTGTCTGAGACTGCAAAAACAGCCCTCTCGTTAAACCCTGTGGGAGTAGTAACAGAACACCTGTACCAGCCATTACCAAAGTCTTCCATGTTTGCTGTGTAACCAGAGACCACAGTACCAACGGCTCCTGTAGTTAGGTTAAAGGAAGCATACTTGTTATTACCGTTGCTGTTAGACATAGTTAGGAAAGATTTACCACTAGCCTTTGCAAACGTAGAAATTGTGGTTACAACACCTGTGTTGATGATTGCCGAGTAAAGCCAAGTTACCCCAGAAGAAACAGTAGGTTTTACAATAAAAGCATCTGCTGACCCGCTTGGACTTGTTTCTGTTGAGGCAGTGGCGGAAACATTAAGCTTAGACCAAGCAGCATTAGTGGAATCCTCACTATAAGTCAGCAAGTTATGCGGACGCCACTTCAGCAAGCCATCACTGTCAACCATCGTTGCATTAGAGGAAGCGGTGTGGGTCATAGCAGAGGATAACGTAGTAGCCGTCCCAGCTTTTTTGTATGCGCCTCTTTTGAAATCCAGGACAAACTTTGGCTCAAGTGTCAGAATGGCATATATGCTCGTACTTGAGGCCAGCGCAGGTAACGTCGCAGCAGAGTTGAAACTGCCGACCACGTCCAGATTTCCTGACGTGTCCAAACGCATTTTTCTAGATAAGTTGTAACTGAAATATAAGGAACCAGAGTCCTCAGTTACAGTCCAACCACCTACCGCTGAGATTTGCCCAGTCGGCCCAGTAGGGCCAGTTGGTCCTGCTACAGTGGAAGCTGCTCCAGTTGGCCCAGTCGGACCAGCTACCGTGCTGTCAGCCCCAGTAGGGCCAGTGGCACCCGTGTCGCCGCGCGGGACAGTGAGAACACCTGAGTTGCTGTCGTACAATACAGTTGAACCAGCAGCGCCAGTGGCTGTGGTTAGGCCTGTGATGGCGTTCTTGTGCCCTTCCGCTTCTGTTGCACTTGCGGCTGCTGCGTTCTCTGATACAAGCGCTGCTGCTGCGGAAGCCGCTGCTGCTATTGCGTCTGCATCTGTTAAACCCTCACTCGCAAGGGCAGCGGCTGCGGAGGCTTCTACTTGAAGTGCTGAAGTGGCAGCTGCGGACTGACTATTAGCAGCCTGGGCGGCACTATCGGCAGCGTCAGTAACACTGTCGGCAGCTAGTGTAGCGGAGGCCTGGGCAGACGCAGCGTTGGTACTAGCGACGTTGATTTCAGCGGCGATCTGTTGGGCATCTGCTGATGCGGCACTAGCAGCTACTTCGGCTGCATCTCGATGGGCTTTGGTCTCTTCGGTAATACCTTCGAGATCTGAGACATAATTGGTAGACACACCAGTGCCATTGAAAAACGAAGATTTTGCCATGTGATCCTAGTCCTGGTAATTTGTAGTGGGGCGGATTGCCTGTACTGTCCCAGAGGTCTCAGCATCGTTTGCTTGCTGCTGTAACTCTGAGAGGAATGTGTTCAGCTTTTGCTCAAACAAACCTCCACGCTCATCAATGAAATAGTCTGCGGCATATGCCAGGGCACCGTATGTAACAGCGTCAGAGGCGATGCTGGTGAGATCGTTAGTGTCCGTATCAGCAACGAGATCACTGAACTGGCCATAGTAGTTGAGATAGAGCGTACCAACTGTTGGGCGTGGGTATAGAACAAGCGACCCTTGCTCACGTGCAAAGAACTCTGGCGATCCTACGTCATTCCCCTTCGTCATCTCAAGAATGGTCCGCATAGGGACACGGGACAGCGATGTGTTGTCAAAGTAGATGTCGATGATCTCAAGAAAATCGGCTGGGAGAATGATACTCTCTTGAGGTGCCGCAGAGTTGATTGTGTATGCCTGTTGACGCTCCATAGGTGGAATACGGATGTTGCGCTGGATGCGACTGATAGCCTGGTCAATGAAGGTATCGGCCAGGGCGTCTGCACAGTCTGAGCGGTTCAGCAGTGCTTTGAAGTGGGCACGTATCTGGCCTTTGTTCATTTTAGATCCTCTTGTCGGTTGCTAGAAAATAGTCGAGGTTTTGATCACGCAATCGCTTGATGATCTCTTTCCCAGTCGCTTCGTAGATGTTGAAACCTTCACGGGTCCATTGATCTACAACAGCGACGGGGATGGATGCAGCCCGCATGAACTCACCCTCTTTTTTAGAGGTGCTTTCGTTTCGGCTGTCTTTGAGGTCATCCAGGAAAGCCTGGGTAATATGCTGAGTGTTTTTCATTACAAGGTCACCGCCTTGCTCTAGGTAGTCCAAGTTGACGCCTAGTAGATTTGGCTGTTTGGCCATGTGTGCCTCCTTAAAAACAAAAAAGACCCCCAGGGGGCCACGGTAAGGAGAGCAAAAAACCGTAGATCTCTGGGGGTCTGATTTAGCCTAATGAAAGGCTAACTGATGTCTGGCTAGACCTAAGTCAGGCCAGTAATCATTTGGCTATCACCGAAGTTCTTATGCTTGACGGACAATTCGCCAACGCAATAATGTTTGTCGGAGTCGCCATTTTTGGCAAGCAGTGTGCGGGTGAACGGACGGAGCGTAGCTGTCTTGAACATCGATGGATCGATCAAGAATGCACGGTCAGTCAACTGGTGACGGTTGAGGACAACTTTGTACTCACCGTATGGAGTGACCAGAAGATCCACCACGTTGACCAGCGTCTTGGACGCACCGACTTCACGGTTACGGCCAGCTGCCGATGTGTAACCAGCGATTGTCTGAGCATCCGCAGGGCGGATCATCAGTACCGATGGATCGGAACCAGCGTTGAACGCAGCTTGGCCAGCAGTCAGGATGTTGGCCTCGTTCAGAACACCATCAGCAGACGCTGTTGTGTTTGTGATCTGCTGAGAGACTGTAGCCATTTTACGGGCAGCTGAACCAGTTCCTGCCACCGCTGCTTGGTTAGAACCAACTAAGGCAAACTCGACGTCCTTCTTGAGGGATTTGAGTGCTTTACCCAGCTGGTACGCTGTTTCCTTGGCACGGCCATACGTCTTGATAGCGTCAGCTGTTGCAGACACTTGGAACGCTTTGGACATGATCTGGGTGGTGTTGGAACGCTCGACGGCGTCGCTCAGTGTTGCCATTGCAGCATCTGCGCCTTCGACTTGTGCGTTTGTACCCGCCGCATCAAGGCTGTCTTCGAGCCAAGAGAATGTCCGTGCAGCGACCTTTTCGTCTTTGATCATCGCGTGGAAGGGCGTGTCAGATGGTGTAATATTCGTAATTACGTCTGAAACTGACTCGGACTTGCCAACTTGATTGTACGTCGTATATGTACTCATTTTTTTTCCTTAGATTACTGTGGTTTAGGGGACTTTTTATTGCTCCCAACGAGCGAGTAATGCATCTGCAATATCGTCCAGATCTCCGGCGCGAGAGCCATTGGAGATCAGCTTTGATTGGCTCTTCTTGATCCGTGCACGATTACCCTCATCTTGGGTGACTGGTGCCTTCTTGGATCGAAGAACTTTCTTGTTGGATTTTGGACCTGTAGCGGTCACAGCTTTTGCTTTTTTAGTGCCAGCTGTGGCTTTCAGTTCGTCATACATTCGAGCCTTATTAAGGATCTTGATGACTCCTGGGTCCACGTACTTATCCACCTGTTCTTGTGGAAGACCCTGCTTCACAGCGTAGGAGCGGATGTCGTTGTAGAGGTCATTGCCCCAACCTTCGATCTCCGTCTCTAGTACACGTGAGCACTCTTTCGCCTGATCCTGCAGCTGTGCTTGCGCATTGCTGTTGGCGGTCTGGTAGAAAGAGTTGGCTTCCTCGCGCAGGAACTTGAGGTCATCCTCTGCCGCTTTGGCATCCTGGCGTAACTGGGTGAAATCCTCATTAGACAGATTGCGACTAGCAACCAGCATGTCCAATTCGGAGTAAGGCTTAAATCGAGCCTCCGCACGTTCCATTAAGGTACGATATGTGTTGTCTGTATTAACCAAGGCCTCTTCGGCCTCTTTTCGTTTGGTAGCAACTTCTTGAGACTTGCGTGTGAGAGATGCTTCTTGTCCGTAAAGTCGCTTCAGATCTTTCACAGATGCCTGTTTGGCCTCGCCATCGATCATGAGTTCAATCAGGGTTTCGTCGGTGATACCTTCAGCCTCTTCTTCTTCGGCTTCTTCAGTATCCTCTTCGTCACCCTCATCGTCTTCCTGGTCGGTGTCTTCGTCCTCATCAGGGTCTGCTTCGGTATCGTCGTCGTCTTCAGATACGTCTTCATCCTCTTCAAAATCACCATCGTCGTCGGGGGTCTCATCGACGTCTTCTGGTGGTGCCTCTTGGTCCTCTTCGTCGGATAGGGTTTCCCCGTCTGACCAGCGGTCTAGAATGGCTTCTGCAGCATCGTCGAGATCGAGAGACTGCGGTTCAAGGTTGGCGTCCTGGACGTTATTCATGGTCCTACCTCCTCTTGCAGGTTGTCTGCTTTTGTTTGGATTTCATCACGCACGGAGACCCAGTGTCTCAGTGTTTCCACAACATCAACGATGCCTCGATAGTGGCTGTAGAGACGCTCACGCTTCTCTGGTTCGTCCATGTTTGTGTTGACGAATGTCTGGAACGATTGTTCCGTCAGGGTGTTCACCACTTTGGTGAAACACTCTTGTTCGAGTAGTGCAGCGGCGTTTCCACCAAGCACATACATATGCTCTTCTTGTTCAGTCATTGCTCATCCTTAGAAATGCAAAAAGGCGACCACTGTGGGCCGCCTCTTTTGGTTTTATGTGGTTGTTGTTAGCCAGTCGGGCTTGCGATTGCCCTGACATCTTCAGCAGACTTCATGACCTCAAGTTCAGCATTATCGATGGAGCGTTTGTGCTCCAACTGTGCCTCTTTGAGATCCATACCATCCGACTGGATAGAGAACGACCGATCTGATTTGGCCTTCTCCAGTTCCAACTTCAGACGGGCGATCTCGGCATCACTTTGTGCCTTCATCTCGCCCAGGGTTGTCTGACGTTCTTGGATTTCTAATTGCTGCTTGGCCATAGCCATCTGTAGTTCCTGTGCAGGATCTGGCGCTGGTGGCTGGATCGTGGCTGGATCTTTCAGATAGTCTGAGGCATTCACAATACCCGCTTGCTCCATGATCCGCGTCAGCATCTTATGTTTTTGCTCCGGGCTGTAGATCATCTGGATACTAGGGTCAGCGGACAGCAGCTGGTGCATGGCCAGGAACTTCTGGCTTTCACGTTCTTGCTCACCGTACCCCAAGTGCATCTCTACAGTGACATCGCGTTTGTCGGCCCAGGTTCCAGGGTTGATAGGGACAAAAGAACCCGCGAGATCCACGATCTTTTCCTGATCTTCGTTCTCAACGACCAACTGGTAGACGAGACTGTAGAGCGGTTTTAGGTAGTTGTTCGCAAAGTTACGGGCGATGATCTTTTGGCGCTGCTGAGACATGGTCGCCAGCTGCTCGACCATCGCGGCGCTGTTCTGCTTACTAATGGCGTCTTTGTTCAAACCTTGAGACAGGCGGGAGACACCCGTGGTCTCCTCTTTGTCGTCGTCCAACATTTTGATGGTCTGGAAG